GAAGGTCTGCCAGCGCGTGCGCTCCCATGCCTGCTGGTCTCGCTTGCGATAACCCGCAATGATGGCCTTGATCTCCCAATACCAGAGGTCGTTGAGCAAGACGTTGCGGGGGATGCCTATCTCACCTACGAGCGTGGAGTAGATCTCGTAGGTGGTAGTCAGTTTTTTGCGGGGGCTCCTTCCTCGGTCTTTTCGGCAGCTTCTTCGGGAACCTTGTACCAGGCACGACGGACGAAGAAGCAGGCCTCGAAAGCGGTGAGCAGCTCCTGACTGGAGGCATCATTGAGGATGGTCTCCGAGTCGGCGGGGATGTCCTCGCCCTTGGGGGTGTAGGCTGCCATTTCGCAGGAGACCAAGAGCGCAACGAGGTCGGAGGGATCTTCGGGGTCGAGGTGCTCGATGCCCTTGCCGCTAATCTTGCGGAAGCTGACCTCGGTGGCGAAGCTATATTTGAGGTCGACGGGCTGGCCGTTGATGATGACGCGGGCTTGGTTGCCTTTAACGTTTTTCGGAGTGGCCGGAGCCTTGGGGGATGTCTTTTTTGTCTTTTCCATGATGATGATAAAATAAAGAAACCCACCGCCAAGAGGCGGCGGGCTCGTAATGAACGTTTATATTGTTAGAAACTTTGTGAATGGGCGGTTAGCCTGCTCCACCGCCGACGGCCGCACCGCTTTTAAGCGCACCGGTACCGAGGAACTTTGCAGAGACGGTAGCGTTCTGCTTGTTCTGGGCGGTAACGGTGACATCGTTCACGAGTGCCTTGCCGCTATAATAGACTTTGCCCTTTGTGCGGTTCTTGTCACCGCTGGTGGCATCGAAGGAGAAGTCGACAGGCTGCTTGGAGATACAGAGGTCGAAGAGCGAAAGGCCACCCGTAGCTTCGGTGTCATCAGCTTCTACGAGGCTGTCAGAGGAACCATCCCAAGACAAACCGACCACCTCATTCTCGTCGAAGTCGCCGGTAGAGTCTTTTGTACTTGTATCCTCTGTCTTCTGTGCGACGTGAACCGTACAGGAAGTAGCACCTGCGATATATTTACCGCCGACGCTGATACGGAGATTTTGTCCTTTAATGTACATGATTAATAATTATTATTTACGGTACAAACATAAGTGAACTTTACGAAGTAAGCAGGTTTGTCGGGGTCGTACTGGATGGAGGACACAGAGCAATCGTAATCGACAGGATAATTGTCGAGCACGGGAGACTCAGGATCTACTTTTCGCATACTATCCGCGATAACACTGCGCACCGCTTCCATCAGTGTATGCAAGGCGGGCAGGGTGGCAGCTACAAGGAGCACGCCGACCGTGTTCTGCATCTCGTATCCTTCCATGTCACCGTCCTTGGAATCGGGGACGGGCTGGGAGCCCTCAAATGACACGATGATGTAAGGCAGTTCGACGTTTTCCGCCTGCGCATCCGGGAGCGGAATGGCCGTGCCATATATCCGCTTGGAGACCGCCTTGGAGATGGCAGCACTACCCTTGAGCGCCTTGATGAAGATGGAATCGGTGAGTAAACTCATGTTGTACTTAATTAAACATTAGAAAATGGGGATGCCCGCATCAGCGAGCAGAGCCCCTATCACAGAAAAGAGAAAGACTACGCGCCCGGAGCTGCTGCAATCTTGTAGAGTGCGAACGCGGTAGAAGTTGTATTCTTCTTGCCGTTGGTCGTAGTCTTCACGCTGAGGTCTGTAACGGACCACGATGTATTGATGGTCACGGCTGTCAGGTTCTTGGCAGCCTTGGAGATCGGGTCGATGGTCAGACGTACCTGGCCGTGCTGCTGCACTGCCAAATAGTTGAAGATACCAATACCCATGAAGCGGTCGGTGTCAAGCTTGAGCGTCTTGCCGTCAGCATCGAGAGTGGTGTCGATGTAGTGGGAGACCACGTAGTTGTAGCCAGCGAGCTTACCGTTCTCGATGACGAAGCCGCCCTGGCCGTCTGCCTTCGGGAGTGCCTTCAGCTCAGCCTCGGTGGTTGCATCAATGACGAGATCGATGTTGCTCATGTCGTAGCCGTTGTCGGCAAACTTAGCGATCGCCTTGAGGATGGTAGCGTAAGCGGTCTTGTCGAGGGTGATGGTACCGGCAGGTGTTGCGCCAGCGAAAGGACCCTTCACACCCGTGAAGGCAGCGTGCGAGTAGATCTTCTCGGCCAGATACTTGCGCTGTGCAAGCGTGATCTTCTGCTGCACGAAACTGAGCAAGTCGAAACTTGCGTTGTCGATGGCGGTGTTGGAAACGTTGGCAGTCATACCGACGCGCTTCACGGCGGGAGAGATGTTGTCGAACTTGAGCGTCTGATCGGTCAGCTCGGCTGTCTCACCGACCTCCTCCATCTCGCAGTCGTTGATGGAAACCGGCCAAACCTCGTTACCAGTCACGCCGGTCTGAATGGTCACGCCGGAAGGCAGGCCAAGGCCCTCGTTAAGGGTCGGGATCAGATCGCCGATAGTGAGGTTCACCGCACCGGATGCCATAACGCCACCATCAGCAGCACCACCGAGCACCGTCTCACGCACCTGGGTGTTGTTGCGGGCAGTCTCCATCATTTCGCGGAGCTGCTGGCCGGCGGTCTTCTTCACCTCGCGCTTCTCAGCCTCTGCCTTCTCGGCCTGATACAGAATCTGGTACTCGCGGGAGCACAGATCCTCCTCGCGCTGCAGCTTTGCAAACTCACGATTGAGCTGCTTCTGGCTGTCTTTCTCCTCGTCCTTGAGCTCACGCTTGGCGAGGGTCTGGTCAATTACTTCGAGCTTGTCGTTGATGTCGGCGAGCTTGTCCTGAAGCTCACGGCGCTTAGCCGCTGCCTCCTTAGAATTTTTGAACTTCATAATAAATTTATAAATTTAGAGTGAATAATTGTCGATTGAACGGCGACGGCTACGAGCCTTCGCCATAGCCACCTCACGGGCACGGGCGAGTTTCTTCTGCTCCTCAGCCTCTCGCACCTTGTATTCTGGGGTCTTTTTGTCGAGCTCACGCGCACTCACGCTGGTCTGCGTATAGGCAGGATCCATCGCGATGGTGATGGCAGAGATGTACTCGAACGCCGTGTGCGTAACCACGGTGGTCACGTTGCCGTCGGCATCCTTAACCTCTTTCAGGGTATAGTCCTTGGGCATGAACTCAAAGGAGCAGCCGGTATAGACTCCGGCCTTTACCAGAACAAGGCCACGGTCGCCGAGGTCGCACTTGGGTGCCTCGATATCGAAGTGAACGCCCTCGCTATCGACAGACAGCTTGAGGTTGCCTTCGCCCTTGTTCCACCGGCCAATGGTGGACTCACGATCGTGCAAGAGGTTGAGCTTGATGTCCTGCGTCTTCAAGAACTCCATGGTGGCGCACGACGGAGCGATATACTCCACGTACTTGTCGCCCCAGTCGTCGATCACTTGCGAGGGCTTATTGAAGACGATGGCCGTGCCGGTGATGGTGCGGCTCTCCTCCGTGGTGCCGTCTTCACGCTTGATCTCACGCACCGCCAACTGACAGGCGACGGTGCGAATCTCACGCTTTTTCAATTCTTTTTCTTTAGCCATAATATTTCGTTTATAATTCTGACAAAACGTTAGTCGGGGTTAACCAGAATCTGGGCGTTGAACTGTAGGGTGTTGTTTTGAAAATCGGCATGGAAGGTCTCTGGCAGAATGACGTAGGTCTCGCCATCGTAGACAATGCGCGACCGCTTGTTCACCTTATCGGTGTAGCGCATACGCACCAGCACCACTCCGTAGGCATCGAGGGCACCTTCACGCATCGCCCGGATGCCTTTTACAAAATCGACAGCAGCCCAGTCTTCCGCCGTCTTCTCCCATGTCACGCCCCCGCTGTCAAGGCCGAAGTCGCCATCCTCTGCCTGGGTACGGTTGAG